TTCTAATATTGTAATTTATATTCATTAAAAGATAAATCAATTCTTATTTTAGATATTTATAACATATGTCATTAGAAAAAATAATAAAAAGGGTCATTTATGAACAGATTGAAAATGTTATAAGGATTTCACCTGAAGACTTTAAAGAAAATTTGCCCTATTTCAATAGAGATGTTGCATTACTAAAAAAATATTATAAAAATAAAGATATTATAATCACCGGTAATTTAGATTTACAATACGACAAAGAAATTAAAAATCTTGACTCACTTTCTAAAATTGAAGGCAATTTAGATATTAGTTATAGTAACGTTGATGTTTTTGATGAAAGTAAGGCTAAAAACCTTAGAGACTGGAATAGTAAAAGATATTATATAAGACAACAAAAAATACTTCAAGAAAAACTTAATTATTTAGATGAACTAAGAAAGAAAAACGCTTGGAATATTCAAAATGGAAAAAAAATATCCTACCAAACAGAGGCGTTATACGAACATTTAGAAAATCAAGGTAAAGTGTCTTATTATGACGATGGCGTTAGTGAGGAGGAAGTTCTTGAGGACAAATATTTTATTTATCCTGAAAATTACACACATTTCGGTGGCGGTTTTTTTACTTGGTTAGGTGAAGAAAGTAGAGACACAGAATGGATGGTATTTAGTGAAGATGAAATAGAAAGTGCAGCTAGACGTTCAATCGAGGGAAGAATAGATGAACTTGGATATGAAGCGTTTGCTTCTTGGGTTTGGGAAGACCATTTGGATAATGAGTCGGTTAGAGGTTTTTTAAGAGATTATATATCAGAATCATTTTATGATGACCCCGAAAACTGGGGAATTAAAAAAGATTTAACACAACAACAAGAAAAAATTTTAAATATATACAAACAAAAAATTGAAAAATTAGAACAAAGAATAAATAATGAAGATTTAGATGAGGAAACCGAAAATAACATCCAAGAAGAAATTGATGATATAACAGAATTAATTAAAGACGTTGAAGAAAATCCAGAAGGTGATTACAACGAAGACGAAATAGAATCGGCAATTGAATCTTATGTTGACGATAATCAAGATGAATTTGATTCATTTTTATCTGACCAAGGATTCGATAAAAATGAAATCTTATATTATGTTGATAATGAGGCTGTAATAGATTATATAATTAATAATGATTCTTGGGGTGATATTTTAGGTAGTTATGACGGTGACTACGATGAAATTGATGTAAATGGAAAGACATTTATTGTAATGAGATACAATTAATTTATTTACAGGTTAGAAACTTTTTCTTACATTTTAAGTATGGAAACAAGTTGGATTTTTCATGAGCCAATAGATTTTGAACATAAACAATATGTTCTTTTAGCTTATTTACAAAAAATTAAAAAAAATCTCAGTAATTTAAAACTTTACCCCAATTTTCAACAAATTTCTCTACATTTGGCAAATATAAATCTTGTTATTGAAAAAGGACAATACGTAACTTTAAATAGACAAATAAAAGAACCTGACGACGAAATTTTAATTACCGATTTAGTTCCTTTAAATGTGCCTATTTTTTCAAAAGAAGAACTTGACGAGTTATTTAAAATATGTTTGTTTTCCTCTGAAAAACTAAAAGACGAATTTAATCAGGCAAAGGCAATTTGGGAAATTGCAAATGATTCTATTTCTATAGAGGTAATACAAAACAAAAACGCAACTTCAAAAAAACAAGGACTATTTTATATTGAGTATGATGATAAATTTACCCTTTATGAATTTATTATAAAACCAATTAAAAAGAACTCAGTAGAAACAAAAAATTTAATAAAAAAAATTTGTGTATCTGAAGATGATACTTTTGAAGGATGTTTTGCCGATATTAAAAAACCCCTAATAAAAAATTTAGAAGATAAAGATGTGCATAAAAATTTAATTTTATTCAAAGTTGTACACACAAATCAGTTTCCTCTAAGAGAAACATTATTACCAATCGCCAAAAGAAAAGTAATGAATTACATAAACCAGTCAAAGTTTATTGAGGTTAATAATTTGACAAAAAAAATATAATAAATTATTATTAAAATATGGAAATTAATTTTTATAACATTCTTAAAAAGTTAGCTCAAGATTATCCAAACGACATGGATTTTGGTTCTAAAGTTAGAAGAGTTCTTTTAGAGTTAGAAGGTAAAGTTGAAAATGAAGTTTTATCTGTTGCTGCTGGTAAAATGGAAATCGATTCAGACTTAGAAAAGTTAAAACCAACTGAAGAAGAAATATCTAAGTTAGAAGATTTTTTGAATAATATTAAAACAAACGAAGATGGGGTTTAATATGAGATTTTTAAACAAAGAACAAATCTTAAAAAACCAACATAACATTATCCAACGAAGAATTATTAAAAGAATATAGAGAAGAATAATGGAACAAAAAGAAATGGTTAATCACCCTGACCATTACCAATTTGGTAAAAATAATGAACATGAAGCCATCAAAGTTATTGATGCTTGGGATTTAGGATTTAGTTTAGGAAATACAGTAAAATATATATCACGTGCAGGAAAAAAAGGAAAAGATAAAGAACTCGAAGACCTCAGAAAGGCCCTCTGGTACCTCCAACACCACATCGAAACGATTGAAAAAGAAAACAGGTTTTGATAAAGAAATAAATGTTTGGGACGCACTTACAACACCAAATGAATTATTAAGAGAAACCCTTATAAATTTTATGTGGGGATTTTTAGGTAATTCAATAGTAGTTTTTGCGGCAAAAGAACTGGACTTTATGGTTTTAATTAACTATATTGTTTATTACGTATTGATTTCTTACATTGTAAATAGACAAAAATATGAAACCATGTTAGGTAAATTCGTTGTATTACCTGGTTCGGCAGCGGCGGGAGCATTTACGGGATATAAATTAGCACAAATAATAGCACAATTAGTATGAAAATTAAAAAAAACATAGAAAGAAGATATAGAATTATTGCGGGATGTATAATTTTATTTTGGTTAATGACGACATGGATGTTAGTTGGTGAAGTAATAAAAATGATATTTTAAGATGATAGAAACAGGAAAAATAATTAACGGAGATTGCATTGAGGTAATGAAGACATTACCCGAAGGATGTATTGATTTAGTTGTCACTAGTTGCCCTTACGGTGTTGGAATTGATTATGATGTCCATGAAGACGATGTCGAATTTGAGGACTATAAAGTATTTTCAAAACAATGGTTGACCGAAGTATACCGTGTATTAAAAGACGATGGACGAATCGCTTTGAACATCCCATATGAAATTAATAGACAAAAAAAAGGTGGACGTATTTTCTTTGTTTCTGAAATGTGGCAAATCATGAAAGAAATTGGATTTGGTTTTTTTGGTATTGTCGACCTTGAAGAACAATCACCACATAGAAGTAAAACTACAGCTTGGGGTTCTTGGATGAGCCCATCATCACCTTATATCTACAACCCAAAAGAGTGTGTTATTTTAGCATATAAAAAACATCATATTAAAAAAGTTAAAGGAGAACCACAATGGAAAGGGGTCCCCACCGAGGTTGAAAATAAAGATGGTATTGTAAGAACTAAAAATGTTTATGAAGAAAACGATAAGAAAGAGTTTATGGAACTTGTGTTTGGTCAGTGGAATTACTTTGCAGATACTAAATCACTCACCAAGGCAACGTTCTCGATGGACATTCCAACCAAAGCGATTAAGATACTATCCTACAAGAACGATATAGTTATGGACCCATTCGCAGGTAGTGGTACCAGTTTAGTGGCAGCACAAATACTTGACCGAAGATGGTTAGGAATCGAACTAAGTGAAAATTATACAAATATCGCAAGAACAAGAGTTGAATACTTCAAAACATTAGAAACCTTACAAGAAAACCCACCGTTATAGTGGGTTTTTATTTTTATGGGTATTTATTAATATGAAAATTATTATAACTGAAAGTCAACTTAAAATGTTGATTAAAGAATCAGGAATTAGAGATATTAAAAATATTGCTAAAAGATACAAAAAGGCTAAAATTTATTTTCATCAAGACTTAGATGG